ATCTTCGAGACCGAAGGAGGCAAGCTCCGGTTGCTTATAGTTTCCAGTATCAGAATCAGATTGTTCAAACTAGTGAACTTTCTCTTTCACCTGATTTAGTCGTTAAAGGAACTATTGCTACTCAGTTTGATGCAATGGGAGTAGGAGTGGATCTGTCTGCTGGTGTCCGAGAACAAAATGACTTCACTGTTTTTGTAATGGGAGGACGTATTGGTAACAAGATTCATATTATTGATTGTAAAAGATTGCGAATCATGGGCAATTTAGAAAAACTAGAGAGCCTTATGGAAATGATGGAGGAGTGGGGTGTTATTCATGGAGAAGGAAAGAATTATTTTGCTACTGATAGTGCTGTTCATATTTGGTCAGAAGCCGTTGCATACCAGGCTTCTTTAGAAGCTGACTTTAAACGTATTTGTTTAGGAGATCATGGTCTTTATAACATGATATGGCATGCAGTCAAAGGATTTCGCGGGGACAAAGTTGCAAGGTTTAGGGGAATTATGGGGCTGTTTGAACAGAGGAGAATTATTTTTAATAAGTATCGAAAATTTACTGCACTAAAAGATGAAATAGTTAACTTTGGGGTAAGTTCTCATGACGATTGTGTGGATGCATTGGTATGGCTGTGTAATGGGCTAATGACCAAAGGAAAACTAGAGTTAGAGTATTGACGATTTAAACTGGAAAGACACCTACCAATGTCAAACAGCTATTACAACTTAGAAATCGAACAGGATGCATATGGTTCTGTTGTTATCCCACTCCCTGATGAACTCTGCCACGATATGGCGCTCCAGCCTAGTGAAAGATTTGATGTTGAAGTTGAGGATGATGTGATTACTCTAAAACGTTTACACGCTGGTTACACCATTGATCAATAGAACTTAGCCCAAACTCATGAGTAATACTGCTGTTAAATCAGAGCTCGATACCCTTATTAAGGCGGTAGTCAATCGAGATGGTACTGGATCGGCAGATACGATGCTGATTAATGCGCATCTGGCGCAGATGAAAATGTTTGGGATACGTCAGGGGGTTGAATTCTTTCCTGATCAAGATAATTTTGGAACTCAAAGATTTGATTTTATTAAACAAGTTATAAAGTTCAATAAATTAGATGCTCGTCTTGATTCCATATGGGATAGATTTTTAGCTTATGGAAAAGGTCTTTTCTATATTCGTCCAACACAGAAGACTTATCGTCTTTATTGGTTTGATAAAGATTCTTACCGTTCTTACTATTCTCCAGAAGGTGATTTAGAAGAAGTAGTCATTATCTATCCTTATAAAGTTAAATCCTCTAAAGGCTTTAAAGGTACAGGATTAAATACGGATAAACGTTATATGCGTTTACGTATTACTCCACAAGAAATTGAAGAGTTTCATAGTGAGCAGGAGATAAGTTTTGATAATGAGAATATGGATTATGCAAAATTTGATAAACAAGTACATGAAAACAGTATGGAATTTATTCCATGTGTTGAAGTTTTCAATAATCCAGACGCATTTGGTACTGATGGCGCTGGGGAATTCGAGTGGTTATCTAGTCAGATAGTAGCTCATGATGAAATGGTGAAAAATATTCGTGCAAACCTTTCATTCTTTGGTAATCCAACTCTATTATCATCTCGTCCTAAACAAGATATTGTTGAGCAAAATTCTGATGAGGCAGCCCAAAGGCCAAGTATTTCTAGTCAATCTGGATTCCAATCTAATTTTGATCTTTCGAGTTCTACATTTAAACAGGATCCTTCCACTCGTCAACAGCCTGGTTATATAGGTAAGCCAGGTAGTGGTTATCGCGTACCTAGAGTTATTGCGAACTTGGAACCAACAGATAGGGTTGGATTTATTACTCCTAATGCTGTAGGAACTGACCAAGCTCGTTATGCAGAGCAGCTGAGGAGTGAGATACGTCTAGCTTTGGGAGGCATTGATGATTTAAGTATTACTAATGTAACGGCTACTGAAATTAAATCTGCTTATGGTCGTGTCAGTGCGACGGCTAAGAAAAAGTGTTTGCAGTTATACGAGTATGGAATTTGTAGATGTTTTGAGTTAATGATTTTCCAGGAAGAGCAAATCTTCCGTAAATCTCTTGCATATCATTCTGGTATTAAATATCCAATACCTCCAGAAGATCCTGATGATGATATAGCTTATGAGAAATACAGTAAGCAAAAAGACACTTATGAGCGCAAATTAGAAAAAGCAATCAATATGGCGATTGAGACGAAAGAAATACCTCCCGGTGTTGTAGGACTAGCTCCTGACGGGGATAGATCAGTTACATGGCGTTGGATGGGTCCTGTTTATGAGGACACTGCTGAAGACAAAATGAAGCAATCTATGTTCTGCAGAAACCTACAAGAATTGGGTGTTGATAGTATAGAAGCACTGAAGTACTTATTTCCTTCTAAAACTGATGATGAGATTGCAGGATTGCTTTCTGGTTATCCGTTTAGAATAGTAGGACAAGTACAAAGGGCTTACTCAGGTCTTATTGACTTAGTCAACCAAGAAATGAGAACGCCACATCCACAGCAACCGAATTTACCGATGGCTGCGGACCCGAGACTTGATCTCACCCCATATTTATACCGAACACTCGAATCGCTTCAGAAGGAACTAACTTATGCAGGACGCTACCGTAGCGCCGACCCAATCGGCACCCCAAGTATCCCCGACCCAGCCGACCAGCTACGTGGCTCCAGCGGCTCAGTCGGCAGCCCAGGCTCCAACCGTGGGAACGTCTCCCCAATGGGTGGCGACCTCCCAGCCGATGGCGGCACCTATGACACAAGTGCCAGCGCAGACGGCGGTACCTTACCAGAATTCAGCCCCTACTCAGTACAGCCCCCAGGTATCCCAGGCACCCCAACAGCAGGAGAATCCCTACAAGGAGGCGTTCAACCGGGTAGTGGGCGCCCTGAGTTCACCAGTCCAATTCCCGTTCCTGGGTCAACAGTCGCCTCAGACGCAAGCAATAGACCCGGCCAGCTTCGCTTCCCAACAAACGACCCAATTCGCCAACCAGGGTCTTCAGACCTCTATGCCTGGGATCAACAACAACCCGGCATACTTGGACAATTATTCCCAAATCTCAGCGGACAACCTGGAGATAACAGAAGACCAGCTTCTAAACAACGGAGTTAGTCCTGAAAGTATCCATGTAATTGATAATTTTGGTCCTGATGCTGCTGCTGTTCTTAACCGCTATTCTTGTGAGTTAGAAGACGGACTAATAGGGACTAATAATCAGCTTCAAGAAGCAGCTGGATTACTTCAAGAGCTTTCTGCTGAGCATAAAGTTTACGAAAAAATCCTGACAGATCCAGATATTCTTGCTGATTATACTTGTGAGTTCTTTGGCGAGAATGGTCCTTATCCTGTTCCACAGGGTCAAGCTGTCCAAGCTCAGTACGCTCCTAATGCTCCTCAAGTAACAGGTCAGCCTCAAGTAACAGGACCAGCTCCTGGACGTCCTGAGATGCCTGTTCCTCAACAGCCTATGAGACAAGCAGATCCAAATGCTTTCTGGAATAACTTCGGACAAGCCGCAGATCGCAACCCTCAGGAGGCATGGAAGTATCTGAATGCTGCTCAGCAGGATCCTGAGATCTTCCGTCAGAAACTTCTTGTAATGGAGTAAAGCCGCAATGGCAAAGAGAAAGGCCAATGCACAAGAGAAAACTGATGCATTCCTAGCTGGCTTAGGCACAGCTGGGGGTGCTATTGGTTCTCCTGGATTAATGACGTTTGGCGCTGGTGATATTGAGAGACAGGTGATAACTGGAAATATGGATAATAACTGGGCAGCAAAGGAACAGCAGATAGTTGAAGATGCCCCAATGCCTCAAAATTTAGATGCCTCATATTTAAAATTAAATTTACCAGGTTCGCCTCTTCCTATGAATGGGTTAACAGCATCACAAAATCTGAACGCTAGTATTAATAATCAAAAGATGTTCCTTTCCCACTATCAAATGACACTGGCGCAGATGATGCCTCCCGGTGGATTCCAACAACTCCCTATGGGTTACCCTCCTGTTAAGAAAAAATGAGCAAAGAAAGAGCTATTGAAGCCGTTGAGAAGTCGGAAGACTACAAAAAAATAATGATGGCTCTTGCTGCAGAACAACAAGCGGCTCAGTCTGATTTACAACCGGCAATTAATCCAAATCCGAAACCTGATGGAATGCCTGTTGTTCCTACGACGAATTATTCACCATATAACATGGTTTAGTAGGCGATAACTTACATAAGGTAGTTGATAAACTCATATTATAATTATTTCAATGGATTTATTCCAGATATAGAGAACTTTCCCTCGTAAGAGGATTTTTGTTCTCAGATATCAGCAAATTACATAACGCTGAGACAACCCAATGTTTATAGACAACGATTTCCCGAAACTGCTGGGTGCGGAGCTATATAGGCCCCACCCTGCATACATCGTGGAGATGGCTGCCGAACCAGTCGTAGTGCACGACTTTACCAAACAGCCTAAGTAAAACTGGGCCTTTTACTGGTAACAGTAAACAGATAACAGGGTGAATTGCTGGAACCCCACCAATAAAAGGGGAATCAGCAGCCAAGCCAACATACAAGTTGGAAGGTTCAACGACTAGAAGCCGACAGGAAACTGAGTAATGCTTCCACGAGTGCCCTGCATCCCTCACCGGATGAAGATATAGTCTGAACAACATCTATGGTAAAGATGTTGAACCGAGAGATAAAGAACTTTCGGGATAACAAATTGGGACAAACGGTTCAATTGGACCGTTACCGCTTCTTTGGTAACCCTGGCACAAAGACAAGCCGTGAGCGTACTCAGGATCAAACCATAGGTACAGCTAACAGCAGGTCTATTGTCAAGGACAAAGTTCTGGTATCACTCCGCGAATATACAGGACCAGCAGATCCTAACAACACAAATCTCCCTAGCACATTCAAGATTGCTCGTGAGACATTAATGACCGCTCAGCGTCTATTGCTTGATCT